CAAATGCTGAAATGGCTCAGATGTTTACATACTTAAACAACAAGTATTAAGATGGACGAAGAACAAATGGAATTGATGAGGGTGTTGTTATACAACGCTATTGTTGCTGAACTTAGAACACCATATAGACCACAAGGTTATAATGGTGAACCAAAGACTGGTTTCAATAGGAGGGGTTCAGTAGCAACAGGTCAGTTAATCAATGACTTAACAGTTGAATGGGACGAAACCCCTGAGGGAAACTTCCAACTTGTTGTTTCATTTCCAACAATTCAACCAAGTTTTTTGCCTAACATCATTGACGAGGGTAGAAGACCATCAACGAACTATCCCCCATTAGCGGCAATTGAAGCATGGGTTAGAGTTAAACCTGTATTTTTTAGAGACGCAAGAGGTAAGTTTACAAGAGGTACAGTTAAACAAAGAGCATTCCTTGTAGCAAGGTCAATCAAGGAAAAAGGTTTCAAGGGAAGATTCTTCTTGGACAAAGCCGAAAATAAAGTGATAAATCAATTACAAAAAATGGGAGAAGAAGCAATGGCAAATTACTTCCAACAACTAATTGAAAATCAATTTGTAAATTTATTATAATTAAATGAGTGTAAGTATAATTAAAAATCCTGCTAACTTCCAACCATCAAAATCAGATGCGTTGTATTTCACAGTTTCAGCAAGCACAGCAAATGAACCAAAGTTTAGATATGTCTATGAAATCTATGTAGAAGGTTATAAGGTATTTGAAGGTAAGTCTACCCCAAACCCTTATGGTCTTGGTATCATTGATGTATCAAGGGTATTAGATTCATACTTACAAAACTACCCTGTTGCTTATCACGATGAGACAGCAATATTCTTACATCAAACATCACCTTTTTCAAGAGCTTATGGTAATGAAGTTGTTGATTATTATATCCTTGTTGGTGAGGAGTATGCAGATTCGTTTGTTGGAGCACTTACAGGATTTACAGGTATTGGAAACCAAGTAGGTTTTCCATCTGTTCCTTCATCTACTTACAAGGCATTTCTTGGAACGATGGGGGTTAATAGAAACGCAACACTAGCTGAGTGGGATACAGGTCAATTCACTTTATCAGGTAATCCACAACCAGCATTCCCATATACCACAACAAATTTATTTTTAACAAACTCACCAAGGATTAGAGACATCAGTGTGGAGGAGTATTATACCCTATCATTTACCAATGCTCAACTTGGAGGTAGTTTTGTTTCAGAGCCTTATTATGTTGAATATAAATTCTATGATGTAAATGGATTTATAATTGATACAAAGAAGTATTCAAATATTGTTTCCAATGGTGGTGGTCCAATGACTTCATGTACCCAAGACTATCAAAACTATACCTTTACAGGTCTATCAGATTATAACATTTTAAATGTGGGGGCTGGTCCATTAAACATCTACCAATTCCCTGGTCATACATCTTATTATACCGTTCAGTTGTTTGGTGGGGCTAGCACGACACCAGTGACGCCGACGCCCACCCCTAGCCAGACTCCAACCCTTAATTTAACACCAACCCCGAGTGTTACAACAACTCAGACGATGACTCCGACCCCAAGTAGCACTCCTCCTACTTGTTCTTGTGATAACTATACAATTGAATCTACGGTTGGATTTACTCAACAAATATTCTACACAGATTGTAATGGTCTTTTCTTATCTTTTTATCTTGGACCTTATGATTTGATTTCAGATTGTTTCTGTTATGTTGAACCAAGTCCTTATGTTATTATAACCAATTTGGGAGCTTGTGGGTCTCCACCAGTTACTCCAAGTATCACCCCATCACAAACACCATCAGGTGCGGCAGGTGAGGTTTGCGTTTCAGGAACAACCATCAATGTAACAAACACAGGGTATATCAAATACACTGACTGCTCAGGTAATACTCAATATCAATTTATCAGTAGTCTTGGAATTTATACGATTACACCATGCCATTATTGTTCAACAATAAGTCCTGGTTTCCCTTATGCTGATGTTGCTAATTTCAACAACAAAGTATGTGGATTTACATGTGCTACTCCTTCATTGACGCCGACGCCCACCCCTAGTGTGAGTTCATTAGCAAAACAAAATGTATTTGTTAGAGATTGTTGTACAGGTCAACTTGAATATCAAGTTCAGGTTGCAGCTTCACTTGGTATTGGTAATACCGTTCTAATTGATGGGGAGTGTTATCAAATATATGCTCTTGGTGGAACAGGGTCTGTTGGAGATTATTCAACAGCTACCAACTACATCAATTGTAATGAGTGTGTGGCTGACTATCCTTGTCCTGTTGACCCACAAAAACCAACACAACTCAAACCATCAGTTCAACCAGTAACGATTATACCAAGTGGTGGAACAGCTCCTTGTGTAAGTTATTCTGCTGTATCTGAAATGTTCCAATTCAATGTGGTCCCTCCTTGTAATCAATTCTTCAACGAACAGATAATGTTTAAGAATAGATACGGAGCTTATGACTATTTCATGTTTGAAAAAGCAAAAGCTGAGGGTCTTGCAATCAATAGGGAAGTATATGGACAATGGAACATCAATTGGGGTTCACAAAATCCAATTAAGACAAACTATTCAAGAGGGACAACAGACTTCAATACAGACATCACAGAAACCCATGTTGTGAACTCAGGTTTCATTTCACAACCAATGTTTGTGTGGTTGGAAGAATTGTATACAACAAATGACGCTTACCTTATCCAAACCGATGGAACACTATTCCCAATAAACATTGTTAACACGGAGTTTGTTAGAAAGACAAAAGGTAATAAGACTATGTTCAATATTGAATTAACTTATACATTCTCCAATAACATCAAACTATTGAATAACTAATGGATACAACCTTACTTGTACTTGGGGACAACAACCAATGGACTGAGCTTGACTTATTTGAAGACCTACCAATAAATGTAATAATTCAGGAGACTGATATTACAGATATTGAATCAAGACGCTCACCCTATTCCAAGACATTTCAAATTCCTGGTACAAAGAATAACAATGATTTCTTTGAACATTTCTATGAGGTTAATGCAATTGGTTATGACCCTTTAACAAGAAGACCTTGTGTTGTTCAATACAGGGGAACAGATATCTTCAAGGGTTTCCTTAGACTTAACTCTGTTGAAAGAACAAAAGACCTTATTCAATATGAGGTATATATCCTATCAGAAATAACAGATTTCAGTTCATTGGTTCAAGATAAAAACCTTAAAGAGTTATCTTGGTTGGAATATAACCATATTCAAAACTATGATACTGTAACTCAATCTTGGTCAGCAGATAGTGGTGATGTTAATGGTCTATTTGGTGGTAGTGTTATCTATCCTATGATACATTATGGGTATGACTATCAACCAGCAAGTGCGACAACCCCCACCTTTAAGTTTGCGGTAAATGACCCAAAGGGAATCTACCTATCAGGTAATTCAATGCCACCAACTTATTTCAAACCAGCAATGAGGGTTAAGACCATCATTGAAAAAATCTTTGCTTCAAGTGGTTATGAAATTGAATCAAACTTTTTTGAGTCAGAATATTTTAGAGGTATCTACATTGACCTTGCAGCAAATGGTAAGCTTGGGGTAGAGACAGCATCAGCCAGAACAAACCAAAACATTTTTAGAGTATATGGAAATCCCTTACCATTAGCACAGGAGTTTTCTTATGCTAATGGTACAATCCAACAAATTAAGATGGGTAGAATATCATCAACAGATGGTTATGACCCCTCGTTTAATTTTAACGAAACATATTCTGCATATCAGATACCCTACTCAGGTCAGTATTCCTTTGAATTTAAGGGAAAGGTGAACCAAAGATACTCTAATAACTATGTGTCCACATATTATGGTATTTCAATATACAAAGCTTCAAGACCCCAAGACTTAACCGACCCTAATAAAAGGGTTGCCGTTACGGGAACAACAGATGGTCTTGTTGCATTTAACTATCTAAATGCTAATAACCAAAGAATATTCTTGAACAACTGCCAGTTAAACGCTGGTGATTGGGTGGGGTTATTCATTAGATTTAACACAAGTAGTTCATCAAATAGAAATGCGGGGTTATGGGTTGGTCCAACTGATTGGATTGGAACGGGAGCAAGATGGGAGTTATATAATTCACCAACATTTGTTGCAAATAACATTGTGGATATGAAGCTTCAATTCCCTGAAATAAGTTGTTTGGACTTTGTTAAAGCAATTGTTAAGATGTTTAACATGGTAGTGGTTCAGACCAATGAAACCAAGAAGATTAGAATGGAGCCACTCAATTGGTATTTTGCTCAAAACTTTGCCAAGACGGTTGATTGGTCCCAATGGTTTGATGAAAACTCACCATATAGAATTGAACCTGTTAACTTCCAATTACAAAAAGAATATAACTTCAAGTATCTATCAGCAGAAGATGAACACCTTGGAAAGTTATATGAAGATGAATATGAATTACCTTTTGGAACAAAGAGGTTTGTGGCAACAAGTGATATCCTAACAGGAACGGTTGACTTTGAGTTTCCATTTAGACCCTTCCCTTCTGATGTGATGACTGGTTCAACCAATCTTATCATTCCAATGGTTTATAAGTACGATGTTGCAACGGGTAAAGAAATACCTTACTCAAATAAAAACCATATATTCTTTTGGTGTGGAAATAGATACTTCTATTCTGATGAGCAGAAGACACAAAAACTAACTTGGTGGATAACATCGGGAGGAACACCAGTTCAATGGAATACCTATCCATGTGTGAACCATCTATCATCATTAGACAAACAAGATGCTGAGTTGGTATCAGACTTAAACTTTGATAAGACAACAGATTTCTATGATGAAGAAAATTCTGTTGTTCAACAATATACAGCAAACAATGTGTATCAGTTATGGTATGGGGATTACTTCAATAATCTATATTCACCTGAAACAAGAAGGGTAAGTGGTAGATTTCTTTTTGAACCAATCTTTATATCACAGATTAACTTAACAGATAAGGTGTGGTTAAAGGATTCCCTTTTCCAAATTGAAAAGATAAATGAAGCTGACCTTGTGAATTGGAAACTAACAGATGTATCTTTAATCAAACTTGTAACACCTTATAATAAGTTTACCCCACCAGCACCTGATTATTCTGTATCACCCAACGAAGCTTATCCTCCATCGGGAGCAACATTTGCAATCACAGGATTTGTTTCAACACAACAATCAGATGTTTGTAATAACACAGCACCAATAACCAATGTGTGGGCTTCACAAAACCCCGTAGTTGAAGGAACATACTTATACTACAACTCATTAGCCACAAGTGCATTTACCACTGGTACCTTCTTTAAACAGACCACTGGTTCAACGACTTATGTTGCGATAAACAACTTGGGACTAGCAACGGAAAACCAATGCTAATAACCCTGTTATTCACTATTTATTGATATGGCTAAAAATATTGCATTAACGCTCACCATCGGTGGTGTTAAACAAAACATCACAAACATCAAGGAGCTTGAAACTGCCATCAAGGGTGCAGAAGAACAACTCAAAGGTTTAACCATTGGGTCAGAAGGTTTTAAGAAGTTATCCTCAGATGTTAAAAATGCAAAAGGTGTTCTTGAAGATTTCAATGAATCGGTAAAGGGACAGGAGTTGGAAAAAAGAGTTGGAGCCTTTGCCAAAGTTGGGGAAGGTATCACAGCATCTTTTGCGGGTGCCCAAGCAGCCATAAGTTTATTTGGAACGGAGAGTGAAGCGGTCGCAGAAGCAGCAGCCAAAGCCCAATCATTATTAACCATCGCACTTGCTGCCAGGTCGGCAGCCGAAGGTGTTGTTGCCGTTAGAACGGTTGCAGCCAACATCGCAACATACGCCTCGGCTGCGGCAGCAAACGCTGCGACAACAGCCACAAGGGTATTATGGGCAACCCTCGCAGCTAACCCACTTGGAGCAATCCTTGCTGTGGTTGGTTTGTTGGTAGCAGCATATGTTACCCTAACAGGTCAAACAAAGGAACAAATAAATGTTCAAAAAGAATTGGCAAAAGTTAATTCTGATGAAGCCAATAATTTATCAAACTCACTTTTAATCTTAACAAAATTCAATGGACAAAGGGAATTACAAACAAAGGAAATTGAAAAACTTAAAAAGGAGTATCCAGGTTTTAATGCATTTATAGATAGTGAAAATAAATTGAATGAAAGAGGTATTCAATTTATCAAATTAAAGATTCAACAATATACCCTTGAAGCTAAGGCAAAACTTTTAACTCAAAAGATTGCGGAAAACGCAGTCAAACTTTTAGAATTAGAACAACAGGGATTACTTGAAAGTGTTACACTTTGGCAACAATTCACAAACTTTGTTAAAAGTGGGGGTAATGCATATGTTTCAATTTCAAAGGATATACAAACAGGTATTGAAAACCAAAGACAAGCAAGAGAGGATTTAACAAATGAAAATAAAAAATTGGAAGAAGCCTTAGCAGGTACATTCATTGAAACTGATAAAATATTGACGCAAATTAAACCATTTAATGAAGCGTTGAACACTCAGGTTGAGACAGAAAAAAGGCTTAATACCCAAAAAGAAAACGCTAAAAAAACACAAGAAGAGTTAAACCAATCTTATAAAAAGGGAGTTACATCTGCTATTGATTTTAAAGACCAGCTTGAAGCATTGACGAAGGCATTTGGTAAATATGAAGAAACTATAAAAGCGTTAGAAAATGTTAGAGTTGAAATACCTGTTATTGAAGACCTTAAAAAAATTAAACAAGCAAGAATTGAAGCTGCACAAGAATTGGTTGATTTTACAAAAACATTTGATGACCTTGTAACTGGTGTATTGCCTCCAAAGATTGATGCTTTTGGAAATTTCTTTATAGTATTCAGAGAAGAATTAGAGAAAGCTTTTACAAAACCACAGGAAGATATAACAAAATTTGATAAGATTTTAACAAGTGCTATGGAGAGTGGATTTGTTAAAACACAAGCACAGAGAGAGGCCGTTGTGGCTGTTACAAATGGATACAAAGCAATGTATGATTTGATTGAAAAAAGACCAGGTTTCAAAAAAGTATTAGATGAACTCGTACCACTAAACACAGCTTGGGACAAAAACATTGTTGCCACAAAAAAAGGTTATGGTGAGTGGTTCAATTTGTTAAAGATATTTGGAGATTTAGCAGTTGTTACAGGTGAGTTTAAATTAGAAATAGATGATACTACTAAGGAAATAAAAAAGGTTGAATTTGACCCAGTATTAGCAAAGAAAAATGCTGATGATACATATCAAGCGATACGAAAAGGATTATTCCAACCTGTGTATGAGGATTTATTAAAACAGAAATTAGAATCATTAGAAACTCAAAAAGCAATTAAAGGTTTAGCTGCCGACCAAGTTAAATTATTGGAGGGACAGATAAAGGGTGTTTCAGATGCCATCAAAGCTTATAAAGATAAAGGGGAAATTGATTTGAAAATCATTGACCCTAAGCAAGTTGAACAAAGTATTGATTTAATTATCAATGAGTTTAATAGGATTTTGGTGGGTACTGTTAAAGCAGAACAAGGGGTAATTTCATTGAATGATGAATTTAATAGACTTGTAAAAGACTTTGGTAAAACAACTGACTTATCCAAATCATTAGGTGGACTTGTCCTTAAAAACTTTGAAACAATAAGGACAGAGTTTCTTGGTTTAAGAACAAAAGCAGAAAAAGAAGATGAGGATTTCAGGAAGAAGGTTATGCAAGACGAAGAAGGTCTAGCAAATTTCAAAAGAATGTTATCTGAAAAAAATAAGAATGCTGCTCTTGCTGATGATAAAGATTACTTGGAAGCATATATTCTTTTCAAGAAAAAAGAAAAGGAAATAGCAAAGGAAACTGAGGAATCAAAAAGGACTGAAACAGAAAAGACGCTCAAAACTGTTGAAATGGTTTTCCAACAATTTTCAAATAGTCTCAATCAGATTTCAGCCGTTACACAAGAAAGGGTAAGAACAGATTTGGAAATGCTTAAAACCGCGGAAGAAAATGCATTGAAACAAGTTGTGGGTGATTCAAAAACAGCAGCTGATAAAAGATTAGAAATCCAAGCTGATTATGAAGAGAAAAGAAAAGAGATTGAAAAAAGGGGTAGAATATCTGCTTTACAATTTTCACTTGTTCAATCTATCGCTAACGCAGCACAAGCGATAACTGCTCTATGGACAAATCCATTCATTGCAGCAAACCCAATCTTAGGAGCAGTTCAAACCGCAGTAATTGCGGGTGTGACTGCCGCTCAAATAGGTATTATTCAAGACCAATTATCAAACGCTCAGGCAATGAGAAAGGGTGGTATATTGAAAGCTCAGGGTGGTATGATACTAAGGGGACCATCACACGAGAATGGTGGAATACCTTTGGCTCAAATGGGAGTGGTTGCCGAGGGTAATGAAG